CTCGGAAGAGTTTCTAAGAAGTGATTTTTAAATTATAACCAATCAAACTAAAACTTTTTAAAGAGGTAAAAAAAATGCAAATGTTCAATGCAGAGCATCTGCAGGAGAAGTGGTCACCACTCCTTGATTATCAGGGTTTAGACCCAATCAAAGATTCACATCGCAGAATGGTAACTGCAGTTCTCCTGGAGAATCAAGAAAAATTCCTTCGTGAAGAAAGATCATTTCTTTACGAAACCGGTGCCCCAACTAGCACAACTGGTTCAACATCCAATACTGCTGGTTTCTCCGGTGGTGCCGTAGCAGGTGGTCCAGTAGCAGGTTTCGACCCTGTTCTGATTTCCCTGATTCGTCGTTCAATGCCTAACCTGGTCGCATATGACCTCGCAGGTGTTCAACCAATGAATGGTCCCACAGGACTCATCTTTGCAATGCGTTCACGTTATACCAACCAGTCTGGTTCTGAAGCATTCTTCGATGAAGTTGATACTCAGTTCTCTGGTAGAAAGGGTAATCAATCCCAGTATGCAGTCAATCCTACAGTTGAAGCAAACGTAGGTTTTGGTACTACTGCTGCTCAAACCGGAAGCAATCCTGGTCTCCTAAGTGCTGGTGGTTCTCAGCAAGACTATAACGTTGGTGGTGGTATGTCCACTGCTGATGCAGAAATTCTTGGTTCTGACACTGGTGCAGCATTCAACGAAATGGCATTCTCAATCGAGAAAGTCACCGTTACTGCAAAGTCCAGAGCACTGAAGGCCGAGTATTCACTTGAGCTTGCACAAGACCTTAAGGCAATTCACGGATTGAATGCTGAGGCAGAACTTGCTAACATTCTCTCAACTGAAATCCTCGCAGAAATCAATAGAGAAGTTATCAGAACTATCTATAAAACTGCAGAAACTGGTGCTCAGCACAATGTTGCTAATGCAGGTACTTTCGACCTTGACATTGACTCCAATGGTCGTTGGTCAGTTGAAAAGTTCAAGGGTCTGATCTTCCAAATTGAAAGAGACGCAAACGCAATTGCACAGCGTACTCGTAGAGGAAAGGGCAACATCATTATGTGTTCATCTGATGTTGCTTCTGCACTCTCAATGGCAGGTATGCTCGATTATACTCCTGCACTTAATGCCAACTTGAATGTCGATGACACTGGTAATACCTTTGCTGGTGTTCTCAACGGCAAGTATCGTGTTTATATTGATCCATATTCTGGTGGTTCAAACACTGGATCCAATGGTGGTCAGTATTACGTTATTGGTTATAAGGGTTCTTCTCCTTATGACGCAGGACTCTTCTACTGCCCATATGTTCCTCTCCAAATGGTTCGTGCCGTTGGTGAGAATACCTTCCAGCCTAAGATTGGATTTAAGACCCGTTATGGTCTTGTTGCCAACCCATTTGCTGAAGGTAAGTCAACCTCTGCACCTGAGACCAATCTGGGTCGTATCCAGTCCAACAGCAACCGTTACTACAGAAGAGTACTGGTTAAGAATCTTATGTGAGTTTTATCACATAATCTTAAGGGGTCCGAAAGGACCTCTTTTTTTATGCAAATAAATAAAAATAAAAATGACTCAGAGTCCTTGGTCAAAACAAATTGATAATAGAAATTTTCTTTCTCCTGTAGGATTCAAATTCACTTTGTCCGAATACCCAAAAGTTGATTTCTTTTCCAATTCTTCTCAAATACCAGGTATCAACTTAGGTGTTGCAATTCAATCAAATTATTTGAAAGATATTCCAATCCCTGGAGACAAACTTTCGTATGATGATTTTTCTTTTGAGTTTTTTGTGGATGAAAATTTGCAAAATTACTTACAAGTCCATAATTGGATGAGAGGTCTTGGTTATCCCCAGAGTGTATCTGAGTTTCAAGAATTATTAGATTCTGATGAATTTAACCCAGGAGTTCAAGATGCAAATTTTGGACAATCAGACGGAAGTTTAATCCTTTATAATAGTAATTATAACCCTATAGCATATATTAACTTTAGAGGATTATTTCCAGTTTCTTTATCTACTTTAGACTTTAATGCTAAAGCACAAGATATAAATTTTTTGACTGCAAGTGTAACATTCAAATATACTTTATACGATATAATCGTTAATTAATCTTATGAATATTGATGAAATTCAAACATTATGGGAAGAAGATTCAAAGATAGATCCAGATAATCTACATCAAGAATCACTCAAGATTCCTTCTTTACACGCAAAATATTATAAAATATATAATAATATTATTCTTCTTAAAAAATTAGAAGAAAATAAATATAAAATTCTTAGAAAAGAAAGATGGTTATATTATTCTGGCAAAGCAGAACCAGATGTATATAAAGAAAATCCCTTTGACCATAAAGTTTTAAAACCAGATTTAGATAAGTATATGGATGCTGATTCAGATTTGCTTAAAATCACATCCAAAATTGAATACTACCAATCAATGATAAATTATTTGGATAGTATATTAAAAACAATATTAAACAGAACTTATCAAATCAAAAATGCCATTGAATATATGAGATTTACTGCTGGATATGACTGATATTATCATACAAAAAAAGAACGAAATATTTTTAAAGGTAGAAACGGAACCACATATTCATCAAGAATTATTTGATTATTTTACTTTTGAAGTTCCTGGTGCGAAGTTTATGCCTCAATATAGAAGTAAATACTGGGATGGAAAAATTAGATTATACAGTAATCATACTGGAGAAATTTATGTTGGTTTATTAGATAAGTTAGTTGCTTGGGCAAAAAGATGTGAATATTCTGTAGAATTTAAGGAAAATAAATTTTATGGATTGCCATTTGAGGAAAATGAAATGATTTCTTTAAGTGGTGTTTCTGATTATATGAATAAAATTTCAAAGCATCAACCAAGAGATTATCAAATTGATGCCGTTTATGATGCTTTAAGGTATAATAGAAAACTTTTAATTTCCCCAACAGCATCTGGAAAGTCTTTAATGATATACACAATCGTAAGATATTTTGTGGATAATCATAAAAATATTTTATTAATTGTTCCAACTACATCTTTGGTTGAGCAAATGGTAAAAGATTTCTCAGATTATGGTTGGGAGTCGGAAGATTATTGTCATAAAATTTATTCAGGTAAAGAAAAAAATACAAATAAACCAGTTGTAGTTACAACTTGGCAATCAATCTACAATCTTCCTAGGTCTTTTTATGAAAACTTTGATGTTGTAATTGGAGATGAAGCACATCAATTCAAATCTAAGTCTCTCGTGGGCATTATGACCAAGATGGACAATGCAAAGTACAGATTTGGATTCACTGGAACTTTAGACGGGTCACAGACGCATAAATGGGTGCTTGAGGGACTTTTTGGTCCATCATATAAAGTCACTCAAACAAAAGAACTAATTGAAAAGGGTCATCTCTCAAAATTACAAATTAAAATATTATTACTGAAACATAATTCTCAACAATTCAATGAATATGAAGAAGAAGTCCAATATATTATTGGACACGAAAAAAGAAATAATTTCATTAAAAATCTTGTATTAGATTTAAAAGGAAATAGTCTTGTTCTTTTTAATCGTGTTGAATCACACGGACAGATTCTATACGAACTTATAAATAATTCAGCTTCAAAAAAAAGAAAAGTATTCTTTGTTCACGGCGGAGTTGACACTGAAACAAGAGAAAAAATAAGAGAAATTACAGAAAAAGAAAACGATGCAATTATTGTTGCATCCTACGGAACATTCAGTACTGGAATTAACATTAAAAATCTACACAATGTAATTTTTGCTTCACCATCAAAATCAAGAGTAAGGAATCTACAATCAATTGGTAGAGTTTTAAGAAAGGGAGAAAATAAAAATAAAGCAATTCTTTATGATATTGCCGATGATGCAACATATAAATCAAGAAAAAATTACACTCTTAACCATTTAATAGAAAGAATTAAAATATACAATGAAGAAAAATTTAACTATGAAATTTTACAAATCAACTTTAAGAAATAGATGGAAGAAGAATTTTACGGAATTATAAAATTAGTATCCGGTGAAGAGGTATTTGCAAAGATATGTCCCTGTGATGATGAAGGTGATACACTTCTGATGCTAGAATCTCCCGTAACAATGGAAACGATTACAGTTCGTCATCTTGGAGTAACAACAATTAAAGTAAGTCCTTGGGTAAAGATG